CCACATATAATCGTGGGCAAATGAAAGCGCAGTTTCGTATTGATAGTGATATTTCCAGTTATTAGGCAGCAGACCAATAGAGATTTGTATTGCATCTACCATAAATCCTTTGCCTGATTGCGTTAAGCTGGTCATGGCTGCATCTACGATTTGAACTGTGTAGTTGTCGCAGTCATCGCCAATGTCATCCCAACAATTTACGCCACCGCTAGAGATACCCATAGATTTTTGCGGATAGCCTAAACGTGAACCATCATGGCGCATCCATATAGCCCATAGTTCAAGACATTCTTTAAGTCTGATTACATCAATTACCATATAAATATCTAGCAGCTTCTCTTATTGCTTCTGCTAATGTGGTTTCTCTCGTGTTTTTTGGCAGCTTGGCAAGTTGTTCTTCGGTAAAGATTGCAACTTTATTTTCTCGCCATCCGTTTTTTTTAATAACAAAAGGGTCAGGTACACTTGAAACCATGTTAGCCAACGAACTTCTAATTCTTGCCATTAGAATGAAACCCAAATGCAAATGCCAAAATTAACCACCTTATTTCAAATGAACTACGTTTAGTATAAATTACAATTGTTGGAATTAAATAAATGGAACGTAAATCTAATCCCAATACAAAAAACATAGTTTACTCCCAATTTGTTATGTAACTATACCTCATTTTTTACAATGATTGTATAAATCTTGAAACCAAAACCAAACAATTACAAAAGGAAGCCATATAGGAAAAGTTAAAACAATTAACCATATTTTATGTTTCAACTTCAATTATTTATCCCAATAATTATTAAATGCTTTTAAAGGATAAAATACAAGAGAGTTTCTATAGCCTTTTTCAGAAAGAGGAACAATAGGAGTAACGCCATGAACGTTGCGCCAAGCAGGGTAAACAAGCATACTATTGTCGCTAGAATCAACAGTCGCACCGTAATCAGGAACGGTAGTATTGCCACCTCGAGCAAATTCTCTTTTTGCAATAATAACATTTACGCAATCCTTAAGGTTAGCAGAGTCGATATGATAATTAGCTGCAATGTTAAAATTTGAAATAGAACTTGTAAACAACTTTCCAAATCTAAATTTAGGAGGCACATTTTCTTCAATTGTTTTTAACTGTTTGTCATAAACATTAGGTATTATTTTTTTTATTAATTCTTCCGATTCTCTGCAAGCAAGCAACATAGCTTTAATAAATGTTTGAGCCGATTTTTCATTGTGAATTGTTGATATTCTAGGGTAAGGCATCCTCATGTGAGGTCTTGGAGCACAAGAGCCTATAATCGCGCTGTATTGGTCAACAAGCAACCTTCCTTCTTTTTCAAGTTTTTCAATGTACCATTTGCTTTTTGGACCACGATTCATTACTGTTTTTGGTACTCGGTCAGATAAAAATTCAGCGTTTGCTATTTCTACATATTTTTTTAATTTGTCAGGTATATTTTTAATATAAAAACCAATGGGTTCGCCGTCGGCAACAAAAATAGTGTCCTCAATAACATTTGGTTGCAAATCAGGACATTCATGACCTATTTTTACATCGTGCGGTTGTTTTTTAAGATGCAATATTTTCATTTAACATTCTCTTTATAATTAAAAGTGCTGTGTCACTATCCAAAACTTCAATATTGTGTTTAATGTTATTAACTCTTGTTTGAATAGATTTTAATTGCCGTTCACTTTGATTTGATTTTCTTTTTTTTCTTCCAGCTTCACCGTCATCCATGATTTTTACAATTGTTGGTGAAAATTTAGCTATAAAAGTGCTGTTAGTAAATCTATCGCCTTCACATACGATAATTGAATTGTATTTTTCTTGCAATTTTTTAAGCAAATCGCAATCGCTCATAACAGCCATACTTAATTTATCGCTACCTTCAAACGTACTTTTGTCATAATTTCCAAGAACAAAGATTTTATCGTTTGTTTGAAATACAACTTTTCCTATTTTGGCTTTTTTATTTAATTTAAATTCTTCTATAATTTTATTCATTACCCAAGTTTTACCGCTTCCGCAATTACCTATAAGCAATATGGTTGTCATAACGATTCAACTCCTGTTAAGCCTTTAGTAGTCCAAAGTTTTTTTCTTTCTTTTCTAATCCCTTTCCATCCATTAAGTTCGCCTAACAAATTGTGATTAAAACTTTTGTATCTTATTTCTAATATTGTTCTCCAAAGCTCTTTTTTTTCAGGCCAAATTTTGTTGTATTCAATAATGTATTCTAATTGCCTGTCATGATGATATCCGCCATACCTGCTGTTTTTAAATAAATTTCTAAAACTACATAATTTGGTTATAAATAACGGAATATCAACTTTTTGTTTATATTTATTTTCAATTGCTTGTTCAATGGTTTTTACAGTATTTAATAAAACAGGATACCAAACTTCTAATTCTGATTTTTTTATAAGTTTTTTATCAAACTTATTAGCAAGCTCATCTTGATAAATAATATTAAACACAGCAGATGTTAAATTGTCGCAATTTTCCCAATCAAATTTTTCATCCGACTCCAAATTTAAATTTAATTCGTTATTTTTTTGAAATGTAATTAATATTTCTAAAAATAAATCTTCAGAAAATCGTCCATGATTTTTACATGATGAATTTATTTTTTTAATTAATTCATATCTTTTCTTTTTGTCATTTTCTTTAGACAACGCATTTAATAAAAATTGATAAGGCTGTTTTCCATAAATTTTAACAAAAAAATCAATAACATCTAATATTCTATCTTTCATTTTAATCCATTTTTTGGCAGAACCAAATAAAACTCTTTGATTGTTTTTAATCCACCAATTTTTAAAATTAAAATAAAAATTATTATCGTATTTTATTTCTTCAAACATTAATATGCTTGTTAATTCATGATAAGTATTAGACATTAACCAAGACAACAAAATCATATCATCGTATGTTAATTTTTTTTGTTTTGCATATTCAATGAGTATTTTCCTGTGAACAGGCGGAACTGCATTTTGATATTCAACAAATTTATTTAATCTATAATCTATACCATTGTCATTTGGTATTTTCATAATTTGTCTTTTTCTTGTTTTAAATATTGCAATATCATATATCCAATGTAAGCACCTTCATTGCGCCAAAATTTAACAAGCTCTTGAGCTTCTTCATAATGTTCAGGTTCAAATTCAATTTGAATTGCTTTTCTCACGCCAGCAATCATGTCATCTAATTTATCCGAAACATCATCTTCGTCTAAAATTGAATAATCTATTTCTTTAACTCCTTGCAATTCAGAAGGGTCAAATGCCAATAAATTTATATCAAATCCTTGAAGTTTTAAATCATCAATTTCAAGCATAAGCATTTCAGCATCCCACTCTGCATTTATTGCTATTTTATTGTCAGCGATAACATAAGCTCTGCGCTGCGCTTCAGACATGTCGGAACAATCAATTGTAGGTATTTCTGTTATTCCTAATTTTCGAGCAGCCAAAACCCTTCCGTGACCTGCTATGATTCCGTTATTTCCGTCAACCAAAACTGGATTGCGCCAACCAAATTCTTTAATAGATGCTGCAATTTGTGCAACTTGAGTTTCATTGTGCATACGGCTATTGCGTGCATAAGGAATTAAATCCTCAATGTTTTTATAATGTATTTTAAGTTTTTCAGTCATAATTAATCCTTAGTTGTTAATAGTTGAGTTACTTTTTCAAGAAGTTTCGTTTCTGTTCCATATTTTTTTTCAAATTCTTTTATTCCAGCATGTAAAGCAATTCCATAACCACCATGCTGATGATGATTAGGGCATAAAGGAATAGCGTTGCTCCAATGGCTTTTTCTACCCATTCCAGCTCCATGTCGTATATGGTGAATATGAGGAGCAGAAAAGCCATAACCAAGATTGAGACAGACAATACAGCCAAGCTGTGATAACTTGTCATAATGATTTTTTTCATCTTTATTCATCCCAAGACCAGCCAATTTGTGTTGCCCAAATTTCTATTTGCTCTTGATAATGTGCCATTTGTTTAGTTTTAAGTGAAGTTGTGCTCAATATAACTTCATAAGTTTCACCGTTTACCGTTTTTTGTTCTCTTAAAAATTTATATCTCATTAAATTATGAACTTCGTCTTTTGTATATCCCGTATAATTTCCTATTGATGTATATAATTTCCACAATCTAGAATTTTGTTCAAGGGTTCTATCTGTTTCTTTTTCTTTTATTACAATTTCCCAACGCTTATCAAAATCTAATTCTTGTAAAAATTTCATAAGAAATGGAATATTTTGCAATGTTAAACTCCATGTTCTAATTATCATATTTTTTTACCTTTTTCAATTTGTTTTGGTTTTACATCATTAATCTCTAATGAACGGATATAGTCACAAACATAATCAACAACGTTTGTATTCCGCAGAATAAATATCTTTTTTGACATATTATTGTTTTTTATTTTCAGGTTTTTCTGATTCTGCTATTAACGCATCAGAAACATCTCTTAATGCTTCTGCCATTATGTATAAAAAATCAGGATTATTTTCATGCAAACTCATACCAATTATTTCATTATCTAAATCGACAGATATATCACACATATTTTTAGAACGTTGAGAATCATTTTTTTTAAACATTAAACTAAATAATAAATTCATTTTCTTTTTTCCTTTTCAATTTTTTTTGGTTTTACATACGGGATTATTTCTGTATATCGTTTGTGTATATAGTTCTTGGTTTTTACAGTAACATTTAAGTTACCTTTGGCAATGAATTCAATATCATTACCAAATACATCAAACATTGTTTTGATGAAGTCATAAACCTTTTGCTCATCTTCGGTCAACTTACCCTCTTAATGTTTAAAGAGTCTAAAGTAACCTGTAAGCGTTTTCTATTGGCTTCACGTTCTTCAGCAGTAAACTTGCGTGGCAATCCAACGAAATCTTTATGAGCTTCAATGGTAGACCTGCATTGAGCCTTGAACTGGTCGCAAGATGGTGCGTAATCATAGTTATGCAGCAAGGCGTTCTTAATTCGGTTAGGCGATATACCAGCAAGTTCCTCAGCCCAAACCTGTTTGGCGTTAGCAATGCCAATATCAACGCCATCTACAATCTGACCTAGTTTAAACTTGTCTGTAAATGAATTGCCAAAACGTCCGTGCAATCTCATAAATATTCTATCAACCCACTCGGCAGGTAACTTATTCATCATTTTTAACCTCTATCTCTTTAGCTTGGTAATAAGGGATGCCACTTGAGTTTGTAAAAATAGAACGAGCTGCTGCCATCGTATCTTCTTTAAATGATTTGGACTGTGGCTTATTAATCCAATCAGCTTTAAAACTAATCCATCCTCGTTCACAACAAATTGTTATAGCTTCTTCTACAGATATACCTGCCAATTTAGCTTCTCGTTCAACTGCTTTAAATGCTAATTCTGTTACAGGTTTATTTTTTCTAGTAATTAACCATTCTGATAATAAAACAGGAGATAAAGGCGGTATGTATTTATTAGTTTTTGGTTTATGGTTTATAGTTTCTAGTTTATAGTTTGGGTTTGTTTCGCTTTCGTTTCGGTTAGCGGAATTAACCGACTGGGTTTTCTTCGGTCTGCCGCCTAGCTTTCCATTGATTCTATTTATTTGAACATTGCGTTGATAGCTTTTAATTTCATCTTCAATTCTATTATGAAACCAGCTTTCTTTACCTTCTTGGAAAAAATCTTTAAGTACATTTAAAAGGTTTAGTTCGTTTTCTAAACCCAACATTAACCGACGCAAAACCACTTGGGTTTCTTTGGGTATTGGTTTTTCATCAAGGTAATACCAATCTATCAAAGTTCTGTATATGTAATGTTCTATTGGGGTGAGGTGAGATGTATCTTTGCGATAATCACCTATGTTAAATTGATAATAATGCATAAAGACCTTTCCATTCAAAAAAGCATCCACAAAAATAATTGGGCAGGTGGGTGAATGGATCCACTTTTCGGTCTGCATAACCTAGCCCTAGATAATTATGCGCTTACTTTAATAAAATGAAAAGAATTTTAATCAATTAAATAATTTTGTATTCCAGCTTGAGCTTCTTCAAAGCCGTGCGCCACTATTGCTTTATATCCTTGAAGTTCAGCTTGTTCTATAAAATATTTTTGAACGGGAGATAATTTGCCTTTTTTAGTTTTCATTTCTATAAACATTCCATGATATTTAGAAGTCGCTTTCATTAAAAACAAATCAGAAACTCCTGAAAGAACACCCTCTGCTTTAAGATTCATAGCTGTAACAATATGTCTTGCGCCACCATTAGGAATAGCAAACATGATTAGTTTAGGATGTTGAACCCTAAACCATTTAATCAACGCAACTTGCTCTTGATGTTCAGTCATCTAATTCAGTTGTTCTTTCTATAAGCGCAACTTGAGCCGGAGGAATTTCATCTTCCCAATTTAAATCTAATAAATCTTTCAAAAAAGCGTTTTCATCCGAACGACCAATCATATAAGCAGTAGAAAAACATACCCATAATGCTGAAACATCTCGGTTATAATAAAAATCTTCATTGTTCGGATGTCGAGTAAGATTGTGACCTTGCTTGGCAGCCCACGTTTCAAACTTTTCCCTTATATCTTGTTCAGTCATTTTTTTTCCCTATATTTGAAAAGTAATTGTCTAAAGCCAAAAATACATAAGAAGGAACTTTGTCACCATTAATAATTTTTTTCATCCAATGACGACTTATTTCTGTTTTGCGTTCTATCGCACTAAAATTATAAATTCCGCTAATTAACATAGTTTTAATTTTATCTTCTGAATATTCCATATATATTACCTTTTAGTTAATTGTTTGTTCATGTTATTACAAGATTGAAATAAATTCAATATATTTCAATAAAACTCTTTTCTTTTTTAATTTTCACAAGCATAATTAACTCATGCAGCAATCAAACTGCTTTTATTAGGAGCCAAAAAATGTATAAACCCACAGAAGTTATTCAAAAACTATCAAAATATTATTCCAATTCATACGACCTTAAATGCGAAATACATAAACGCAGAAAAAACAATATGCGTAATTATTTAGATGTTGCATTAGAAATTTTATTGGAATTAGAAGCCAAACAAATTCATTAGGATAAAAACATGACTATTTATCAAAAAGAAGGTTATGAATCTAAAGATAATTATTTTGAAACTCTTTCAGAAGAATACGATATTGATAAAAGCATAATTTATGCGTTATCAGATTTATTAGGCTCAAATGAAGATTTTGACGGGCTTATTTGTTCAATTCAAGATTATTGCGGAATATAAGGAGTTATAAAATGAAACAAACAATAGGTTTATATGAGTTTAGAGAAGCATTTAGATTGCATGAGCGAACTAATTTTAGTTATGAAGGTTTAGAAGTTTTGTTTGATGCTTTAGAACAAGATGAAATTGATACTGGAAAACAACACGAATTAGACGTTATTGCTTTATGTTGCGATTTTGTAGAAATGACTGCAAGCGAGGTAAGAGATTATTATCCAGCATCAACAGATTGGGAAAATGTAGAAGAATTTTTAAATTGTAACACTTGGATTTGTGGTTCATGGTTAGAAAATCAAAACAAACGTTTTGTATTTTTAAATTTTTAAGGAAATAAAAATGGAAGAAGGTTTGCAGCATTTTATTGTAACTTACGATAATTATTATCTTATTGATGAAAGATGGGCAATATATTGGGATGGAATTATTTATGATAGAACTAAAGCAGAGGATATACCTGAATGGGTGTTTGCGTTAAAAGATATTCTTGTTCATAAAATTTTTTAATGGAGTTAAAAATGAGTACAAAATGGTACGCAATTGAGATTTGGGAAAGCAAGCATAGTTCAACAGCTTTTTTTCAAGAATTCAAAGCTAAAAATTATTTAGACGCTTTATCTCAAGCTAAATTTGATTATCCTGAAAGCACAATGTTCAATGTTTATATTAATGTCGATGATGTATCTATATCAGAAGGCGGTAACAAATGACATACGAACAGTTAAAACAAATAATCGAAGCTATGGATTATAAAGACCAACAAAAAGAAGCAACCGTATTGTTAATTGATGCTGGTGAATTTACTAATATACATTCATTTCAGATTAGCAATAAATGGGATAGTTTAGAAATTGGAACGTATTATTTAACTGTTTAATTAAAAATTATTCAATATATTTAATAAAATGCTTTCTTTTTTTATTTAATTCAACGATAATTAACTCATGCGTTACTTATGACGCTTTTATTAGGAGCCAAAAAATGTCAGTAGAAACTTTAGAAGTTCAAAACATTACCTTTCACGTTTATTACGATTGCGAAGTTGAAAAAGACCCTTTAGGTACTGGTGACAGTCCTACCAAATATTACATCGAAATATTTTCAATTGAAGTTGGTGACGATACGCAAGATGTATCGGATATATTGCCAAACGTAATCATGAATGACATTACTCAACAACTTATTCAAATCGAGGCTAATTAAAATGGATAACGTAATTATTGTGGTACTTGGGTTCATCATTGTGTTAGCAATTCTAGTTGGTGCTGAAGCGTTGGCTAAAATCTTTGGATGGGATTGATTATGAGTGAGCAACAATTTCAAGCTGAAGTGATGGACGAACTTAGACAAAAGGAGCAAAAAATGAACACGTTTGAAAAATTATCGAAACTAAATGTATCTGACCACGTTGAAAAGAAAGGTCGTTTTAGTTATCTTTCTTGGACTTGGGCGGTTAGTGAATTGCGTAAAGCTGCGCCCGATGCTACTTGGGAAGTAATCAAATATGACGGGATGCCGTTCTGCAAAACAGAATGTGGTTACTTTGTAGAAGTTGCGGTAACGGTAGATGGAATTGCATTAAGCCAAATCCATCCTGTGCTAGACAATAACAACAAAACGATTCCTGTACCTAATGCGTTTCAAATCAATACAAGTATTCAGCGTTGTTTAGTTAAAGCGATTGCGCTTCATGGTTTGGGTTTGTATATTTATGCTGGTGAAGATTTGCCCGAAGTCGAAAAAGAAGCTGAACCTGAACCATTAGACGCTACAGCTTACGTTAAATCTATTACCGATACCAAAACCTTAGAAGAATTACAAAACGCTTACAAAACTGCTTATATCGTTTGCAAAATGGATAAACAAGCACTTTTAGCAATCACTATTGCAAAAGACCAAATGAAACATTTGTTTGAAACCAATAAAGATTTTATTGATGGTTATAACGAAGTACAAACAAAGGAAAAATAAAATGGAACAAGGAACTCCTGAATGGTTTAATTCTAGGCTAGGCAAAGTAACAGCTAGTCGTGTAGCGGATGTATTAGCTACAATTAAAAGTGGTGAATCAGCCAGTCGTAGAAATTATCGTATGCAATTGGTTTGCGAGCGTTTAACGGGGAAAAAAGAAGAAACCTTTACCAATGCTCACATGGAGCGTGGAATTGAGTTAGAGCCTATTGCACGTTCGTTATACGAGATGGATAGCGGATTGTTTGTTAAGGAAATTGCTTTCGTAGAACATCCAACAATTGAAATGGCTGGATGCAGTCCTGATGGACTAGTTAGTGAAGATGGTTTGATTGAAATTAAATGCCCAACAGTTGCCAATCATATTGAAACGCTAACATCAAATGCTGCACCTAGTAAATATATTGCTCAAATGCAATGGCAAATGGCTTGTACGGGTAGAAAATGGTGTGATTTTGTTAGTTTTAATGTTGAGTTGCCTGACCATTTACAATTATTTGTTAAGCGTGTTGAACGTGATGATGAATATATTGCTAATGCAGAAAAAGAAGTAATTGCATTTCTTGATGAAGTTTCTGAAACAGTAACTAAATTGGAGCAAATAAAATGAAACAAACTGAACGCTTATTTTTATATCTAGTTAAATACGGAAAAATTAATCCGTTAGAAGCATGGACTGAACTTGGAATTTATCGTCTAGCTGCTGTTGTATTTGAATTAAGAAAAGCTGGATGGAAAATTACAACCAATAGAATAGAGGTTAAAAATAAATTCGATGAAATTTGCCAAGTGGCAGAATATAAAATGGAGCCTGTATAAAATGGAAGCTAATATTATTATTAAATCTCTTTATGGAATAACAAATCCAAAATTATCAAAAGAGCATCAAAAGAAATTACAAGCTGCCATAGATTATCTTGGCAATAGATATGTTTTAGCAACATCAATTCAAAAAAAAGGAAATAAATAATGGCTTCAGTAAATCTTAGTATTATTATTGGCAATGTAGGTAATGACCCTACAACAAACACTTTGCCAAATGGTGACATGGTTGCAAATTTTAGTGTTGCTACCAGCGAAAATTGGAAAGATAAACAAGGACAAAAGCAAGAAAAAACACAATGGCATCGCATGGTTTGTTATCGCAAACTGGCTGAGATTGTAGAAGCGTATGTACGCAAAGGCTCTAGCGTTTATTGCGAAGGTAAAATTGAATATAACAAATTTACCAATAAAGAAGGAATTGAAAAAGACAGTACGCAAATTGTAATTAATGAATTGCGATTATTAGATAAAAAAGGCGAATCTCAAGGCGCAGGTACAGCTCCACGAAATAAAGGTGCTGGCAATACTAATCCTTCTGATTTTGATGATTTTGAACAAGATATACCTTTTTAAGTTCAACGGGCGAAAGCGTATCTCTAATGGTCTGACGGTTTGACCACAATATATTGCGCTCACTTTATATTAACGTGCGTGAGTAGCCCGCCATGCGCCTTTAGCTCAATTGGATAGAGCAACGGATTTCTACTCCGTAGGTTGAAGGTTCAATTCCTTTAAGGCGCACCATATTTAAGGAGTTTTAAATGTCTAATGAAAGTTTTTACGACAAGCTAATGAAGTTTGAAGAATACAAGTATTCAATGTATTTAATGTTAAAAGAAAAGCCAATGTCTATTCCTGACATTTTAGAGTTTTTTCCATTGACTAGAAGTGCTACGCAAAACATGATTGAGACTTTTGTAGTCAAAGGTCACTTAACTTTTTTTATAGACATAAATCCCAAAACGGGACGAAAGTTAAAATTCTATAAATTTACGGGTATTGAATATACAAAAAAAGAACGAGATGATTTTATTGATTTTTTTGTTAGGAATGGAACTTCTAAAGAAGTCGTAAAAGATGAAAAGAAACCTGATTGGTATAATCCTCATGCTACCGTTTACAAGCTGTTAGAAAAGAGGCGTGAGCCAGCCCCTAAAAATAAAACTCGTAGTGCTTATAAAGGCATAGGCTCAAGTTTTTTTATGTATGAGGGAATTTAACATGGATAAATTTATAGTAGCTTGTTGTGTGTTTAGCTTTATTACAGGAATGTTTACGGCGCACATGATTGAGCAAGGTCGGGGCTGCAGAATTGAAGTTGCACATGGGCAAGTAACTACAGTAACGATTGGAGAACGTGATGACTAAAGACGAAGCATTAAAGATGGCGATTGAAGCATTAGAAGACGCACAAAAATGTTTAATGGGGCATTTATTCCTTGAAAAACTACCTTATGTAGAAGCAATCAACGCTTGCAAAGAAGCACTAGAACAACCAGCAGAACCAAGATTAGTGTCATACGCACCTGATGGCTCTACTTGCACATTAAACATTGATGGTGAAGAAGTTTATTTTAATCGTGAACAACCAACGCAAGAACCTGTGGCTTGGATGAAAAGTGCATTAGATAATGCTAGAGATGTTTGTAAATATCTTGACCATGATATGGTTAAAGAAGCAAAAGCGCATACACAATTCTTTTGGAATGATTTGGATAAAATCAGAGAGTTTGATAACACCCACCCTCATCAATGGGTCGGATTAACGGATGAAGAGAAGATAAAAGCATTTAAAGCAAACCATTGCGATGATTTAGAAGATGCGTTTATGTGCGGAATACAATTTGCTGAAGTTATGCTAAAGGAAAAAAATTATGTCCTATAAAATTAAAATTCAATCAACAAACGATAATGACTCGGTAGAAGAAGCATTAATTGCAATGAGGAATATTAAAACTGTTGACGGAAAAATACTTGATAGAACAACACAAGCAAAAGCTCTTATGGGTGTATTAGTTAAGTTTGGTCATTTTGAAGAATTAAATGTATCTGCAAGAGAATGGCAAGGATTAACGGATGATGAGATAGATAAGATTTATGCAGACACCGAACCTAATTCAAAGATGGAAACTTATTATATGGTATTAAGTCGTGCTATTGAA